AGCACCTGCAACAGATACAGTAGACACTAATGGTACTAAACTAGAATCATATAACTGATCCCCTTGTTGGAATAGTGTGGTGTTTTGACCACCAACAGTTTCCTCAATACCATAAAGAGATGACGCAATACCACCATCTAGACTTATTTCATTTTCATACTCTGTACCAGTATTTACCAGGTCAGGGATACCATCACCTGCACCGTCTAATTCATCGTCATCTTCGAACTCAAAATTTTCCAATACACTGACAGGATCAGTAAAGATGAAAATATTCTTTCCTTGTGACTCAACAAGTACATGTGGTGCTTCACCTGTACCAGTAGAACTAGCAACACCTGCAATAAACTGAATCACAGCAGTGCTTTCATTAGAACGACCACCATCAATGAATGCTAATTCATCAACTTCGAATATTAAGAATAACTCTTTAGTTACTTTATTCCAGTCATATACAACAGCAACTTTATTAGTCTTGTCTTCTGTAACTCTTCTGATTCTATCTGAAACAGTAAAGTTATATCCAGACTGTCCACCAGAATCTGCTAAAGAATCTAATACAATTCTCTGATCATATCTAAAATTCAGTCCTCTAGTACATCCAGTAAAACTAGTAGTAGTCTTACCAGTGTATCTTACAATTTCAGTTCCTATTTGGAATTTACCAGAACCTGCAAATGCATCAGTGGTCTGAACATATAGAACAGTATCTGCTGCTGCAGCATTTCTTAGTAGTGCAGTTACATTATATAATGTACTCTCTAAAGAAGTTCTATTCCTTTGAGTTCTAATTAAGTTAGTGTCTCTGGTAAAGATGACCTGAGGAGGACTAACATAACTACCACCTGGATTTAGAATATCAATACTTGTTATTCTTCCAAGATTGATCTTTGCTTCAGCAGTAGCACCAGATCCACCACCACCAATTAGCTGTATAATTGGAGGAGTCTCAAAAAACTCACCTGGGTTACTGATAGAAATTCCAGTAACAGATCCGAACTGATTAACATCAGCAACACCTGTTGCTCCGTCTCCTCCACCACCTGATATAACAAGAGTAATATCGCCAAGATCGTAGTTCCTACCTTTACCTTCGATAGCAAGACCAGTTACACCACCAGTGATGGGAACTAGTTCAGCACCAGATCCACCACCACCTTTTATCTCTGCTTCAGCATTAAAATATCCATCACCAGGCTGCGTAACTTGTAAGTTACCTATACCACCTGAACCATCAGTCTTTAATACAATATTTGCATCTGCCTCAATAACACCTGAACTATTACTTGTTATCTCTAGTCTTAATGGATCATATCCTTCACCAGGATCTACAACATCCACAGATAGAAGATCACCGTTAACACCAATGTTTGCACGAAGAACTGCATCTCTAATAGGAGTACCACAGTTACCAACAGTAAGTCTTGGAGGATCAGTTGGACTATAACCAGAACCAGGATTAGTCACAATAACATCCTTCACTCCGTATACAGAGTTAAAGACAGGTTCTATTGTTGCACCGCTACCTGGTACTGTTCTTGTCATGTTACACCACCACTATGTCGCCAACCATGTTAGTCTCATGGATAGTACACTGATACTTGTATGTTGTTCCTGCAGCAACAGTCATTGGAACTGTGTATATCAATGTGCCTGTTGTGGAACCACTAATACCATCAGTAACAGCAGATCCTTGAGATGAAACTCTTATCTCAAATGGGTGACTTGATCCAGTCGTATTATAGAATGTATATGTAAACCCTCTATAGACATAGATTGTAGGATTATTAGTCGCAGATGATAAACCTGGTCCTGTAAACCTATATGCTGCTGCTCCATTAGAACCTACTGAATACCATATGGTAGGAGATGCACTAGTAGCCCATGCACTAGATGCTCCATTATAGAATATGTTCTGTCCTCCTGAACCGCCAGGTAGAGGATTATCAACGTTAACTGTCAGTGTATCACCAGACTGTGCAGTAGTAGCACCAGTACCACCAGCTATTGTTAGCGTGGTAGTTGCACTTCCTGCAGCCTGAGAACCTGTGTCACCAGCAACAGTCGAAAATAAGTTCTGTGTTACGTTGGGTGATGTGTTTGTTATGGTGATAGTACCTGCATTTAGGTTGGTCGAAACTCCTGTACCACCTGCAAATGTAATAGAGTCTGTAGTTACAGTAGCACTAGTACCACCATTATCAGCATTAATTGTTGAGAATAGGTTCTGATCAGGAGCACCCAATGCACCTGTCATGTTAATGGTAAGTGTATCACCCACCATCGCAGTTCCTATGTTTGTACCACCAACGATATTAAGAGTATCGTTAGCAGCAGATGCAGTTGTTGTACCTGTATCTCCAGTAACCGTCTCAAATAAGTTTTGTGTAGTTCCACCACTACCACCAGTTCCTTGCTCATCGTTAGCAGGTGACCATTTAGATGTTGATGCTACCCACTTAAGAACCTGACCATCAGTAGGACCACCGTTTACAGTTGTATCAACATCACTTAATAAAGTAACACTGCTGTTCTCTGAGATGAGAGGAACCCAAGCAGCACTGTGTGCAAAATATCCTTTACCAGTAGCATGTGCGTGTGCAAACATACCATGATGGTTTGTTGCATTAGGAAGGTCTCCCTCTGTTGCATATGGTGCATACCATTTAAAATATCCATCACTACCATCGACATAACTGTATGCTGATCCAGATCCACCAGCCCATAAATTGATATTACCTGTTCCAGTTTGCTTGATTGTAATAGCATCTGTCCCATCAGAGACTATCTGATTACCATTTGTATCAAGATCAGAACTTAGCAAGTTATAGTCACTCGCACGAAATGCTCCTGAAGGGCTGGAAGACCACTTTAATACTTGACCATCAGCAGGAGATCCACTAATGTCAACTTGGATTGTAGTATCGTTACCTAAGGCTGTATATAGTTCGTCAAAGTTGGAATTTACTTTGATAGCACCATCACGCAAAGTATCACCAGTGCCATCATTTGCCGAAGATCCAATACCAACTGATTGTTTAGCCATGTTTTTACAGTTTGTACAGTTTTATTTATGTGGCATCGAAGGAAATGCCAGTAGTATCCAACTTAACGTTGGTACTTGAGAAGTCCTCTGCAGTCTGACCACTACCACCACCTGTTACAGTAAGTGTAGCAACGTCAGTTGTTAGAGGAGAGTTTTGTGCAGCAGGTGCACCAATAGGACCTGCAATTTCACATCTGAATTTATATCCAGACATGTATGCAAGTGCTGTGAATGTTAAAGAGTTTGCTGTAGCTCCAGTAAGAACAGCAAAGGAGTAACCACCGTCAGTAGACCTGTACCACTGGTATGTCTTCGGTCCATCTTGAGGACTGATAGACACTGTAGTAGTAAAGGTGACAGAAGCATTTGCAGCTACGGTAGCTGACTGAGGTTGAGCACCAATCAAAATTGTTGCTGGAGCTGGAGCATCTCCGCCTGATGGTGGTGCAGGTGGTGTAGCAGCACCATTGTTGGCTGGTTGATTTAACGCCTCTCTACTAGTAATTCCTAGTAAATATGGAAACTCAGCTACCAGATTATTTTCACTGTCATATGATGTAGATAAGAAATAAGCATAGGTACCATCAGGGAACTCAGGTGTTACACAGAATCTACCATTATGATAATCTAGTATTCCTAGCCCCTCTTGATATTCCCAGTCCTGAATTAATGACCCAGCTGGAGGATTCTGTTGACTAGTTCCATATGTGGGTCTACCAACAGCTTCTTCTGATTTCACTCTATATGATGTACTTGCTAAAGTTAGGTCTGATGAATTTGACCAAGGGTTACTATAGCAATGAGGACCATATACAGGGAAACCATCAAATGCTAAACCTAGCATTTTAGAATGACCGTCTGGATGTCTTAAGTTATCACCGTTATACTGACTTGATCCATAATAGTCATTGTATGATGCCATTACAGAGTTAGCTTTCCAACATGATAAAAAGTCTGTATCGTGATAATGATACTGTCCTGTCTGTTCAGGATGCCCGCCACATGAGTCATCTCCAAAATTTACAGGAGAGTCAGGGAAGTGTGCATTCCAGTTAAATCCTGTAGGAGGGTTACCACCTGCTCCTGCACTAGGATTAAAAAATACAACGCCATTAGAAGCAACACCAATAGCACCTAAAGGTGTAGCTGCTCTTCCGTTTCTTTGATCGTAATAAGTATAGGTTCCTGAATATGCTGTTCTTGTATAATCTACAATTAATTCTAATGTGTTAGATGTTGCTCTCCAAAACTCACCAGATGCAACAGTCTGTTGTGTTCCAGTGTACTTAAATACTTGCTTCTTCTCGTTAGCTGTTCCTGCATCTAATACAAATAATATTCTATCTCCAACCTGAATACTCGAACCTAATAAAGAGTTATCAGCAACAGATATACTAATAGTAATTACAAATCCAGTCTGTGCAAAATTAGCATCATCAAACGTTCTACTAACACCGAATGTACCACCTCTATAATAAAAGGTATGCTCAAAATCCTGCTCGGTTACAGAACTAGGATTATTTGCATTAGGGAACGTTCCATACAATACTGGATTGGGTAATCCATCTCCATCTACTGTGATGTTTTTAGTTCCTGAGTTGTATGTTGATGTAGCAGCCATGTTTTATTTATTGGAACAATTGAGTAGGTAAGAAGTTAGAGATGATTGTCGCACCAGTCTGTACTGTAAGGATCACAGAGTTAGAGTAAATTGGTGAAGCACCTGCAGCAGTTATAGCAACACGGAACTCATCACCGTCATCTGCCTGTTCAGCACTTGCAGAACTATAGAGAGCAGCAGTAGCACCAGTTATGTTAGCCCAGTTAGTTTCACCATACTGCTTACGTTGCCACTGATAGTTGAGAGGTGTAGTTCCTACTAGACCATCAGATGCTTTAACAAACTCACTGATAACAGTAAATCCTGCAGTCTGACCTTGGTTAACTGTTACGTTAACTGGTTGAGTTGTGATTCTGATGAATCCTGGAACGATTACAATTGGGTTACCTTCACTGTCAGTTCCTTCACCTGCGTAGGTATCAAAACCTTGGTTAACAGCAGGACCTACAGGTGCAACCCAATCATCCTCAACTACATTCTCAACAGTAACCACAGGACTAGAGTATCCAACACCTGCAGTCTTAACATCAACTCTCAGAAGACCCATCAACGCACGTACACGTCCATCGAATCCAGAAGATGAAATAACGTCAACGTTTGGACGTGAGGTATATCCGTCACCAGGTGATGTAATGATTGCTGTCTTAATTTCACCTGTTGTGATGGCTGAAAGTGCTTCAGCGTTACGTCCCTTAACAGTTCCTGTGTACTCGAAAGTAATTAAGGAGTTGGAAGATTCGATCAACGCAACTTCACGATCGTCATTCTCACCCTCGATTTGTAAGAGGTCACCTGCTTCTACAGGAGGTACGATAGTAGCAGCGATAACGTCAGCGTCAGAACCAATGTATGAGAATGCTACGAATGTAGATCCTGCACGAGGAACTTCAGCAAAGATTATTCTAGAACCAACTAGTTCATAACCTACGCCTGGTTCCTGAATAACACCATTCAGGGAAACAACAATATTGTTTTCAGGAAGTATAGTAGAGCTACTAACACCTTCAGTTAGTGTTAGTGAGTAGAATCCACCTGCGTAACGTAAGTTAAAGGATGAACGTAAGGAGTCAAACTCGAATGATATGTCATCTAACTGACGTAACTTACCAACATAGTATCCAATAAACTCAGATCCGATTGTAGGTGCTTCAGTAAACTGAATCTGATCAGAGAACGCTGTGTATGCGAAGTTTGCACCAGGTGGTTGTAAGATACCATTAACGAATGTTAGTAGGTGTCCTGCAGGATCTGGGAAGTATGCTTCACCATTATTAATAGTAAGTTTAAATGTAGTTTGTGTACCATCAAATCCTCTGAAGAATCTGTTACATCTTCCAAGAAGTTCTTTAGATTGTGTTACACCTGCAGACCAGTCATTATCAGAAATGATTGTCAAGTTAGTTGGGAATGTTCCAACAACATCTTCTAACCAAATTCTACCTGTAACACCACTCTGATATAGTCCAGAAACTTTACCATAACCTTCTACATTAGTTTCAGTAGCACCACTTGCTTCAGCAAGAATTATTGGGAAGTTGTTGAGGTTCTCAAACTTACCAAGTGCTGTACCTTGTCCTACAAGTTGTGCTGCAGCATCAGGTGTAACTTGGTTGCCATCTGAATCTGTACCATATGGTAGTAAGTTTGCAATCCACATCTTATGTGGAACTGGAGGGTTAGCAGCAGGGTCAGGTGCTTGGTACTGAGTAACAACAGCAGTGAAACCAGGTTCCTTAATAATTGTACCTTGTAGTAAGTAAACT